TGCTGCCGGTAGCGTTGCAGCATGAACTGTGTAGCCCGGCGCAGCGCGGATTCCTTGGCCGCGTCCGTGCCTGTCCAAGCCGTGTTGCCAAGGGCGGTATGGCGCGTGTCGGCAGCAGCTACAGTGATGTAGCTTTCGCTGTCCGCCCGGCCCGTACCGTCTTCGACAACCAGCGCCATGTCAGCCTACCGCGCTATATTGGACGGTGCCCGTTCCGGTCGTGAGAATGACCGCGAACTTTTCGCCGGGCACGATGTTGCTGAACGGGACCGCCGTGTTCGCGGGGATGCGAAGGCAAGCTGTGGTTGCGGTCGGGTTGCTGCCGAACAGGATATGAAACGCAACGTCGCTGCTGATAACAAGGTCGCGCCCGTCCAGAACAGCCGACTGCGCGGACGAGGTCGTGGCGCTCACGGTTGCGCCGACTTCGCGGGGAGCTTCAACCTTCATGGGCTGCTACCTTCTTGCGGCGCGGCAATGAGCCGCCCTTCTTGCCCGAGCCGTCATGGTCGAGTGGATCACGCCCGGCGTCAGCCAGTTCATGAATGGCGGGGTTAAAGTCCGAGCGATTGATGATGCGGGTGCCTTTGGGGCCGCCCTTGACGATCATGGTTTCTACTCTCACGCCGCATCTCCGACCTTGACCCATACGGGCGCAGCCTGCGTGCCATCGTTGCGGTAGATGTCCGCATTGGTCGTATCGATGCAGATAGCGCCGGGCAGCGCCGTGCCGATGCCATCGCCCGCGCCGTCAGCCAGCGCCGTTGCCGCCATCGCGGTGACAACGCCCGAGCCGTCATCGCCTACGCCGCTGTCCGAAGTCATGATGGCGATGGTGATAAGATTTGCCGCCGCCTGGACCGCTTCGATAGCCGCCTTGACTTGCGCTGCCGTCGAAGTGATCGAAGCGCCGCCGTTGGTCGCCAGAGAGACGACAATTGACGTACCGGACACGGACACGGACAGCGACTGCGAAGCCGCGCCGGGGTCGTTGTACGTCACGCTGATATTGTTGCCCGCCGCGCCGTAGGTCTTGGCAGTGAATGTCAGGCCGTTGTCATCGCCGGTCGGGTTGACGTTGACCGTTGCTGCAACCGCGTCAACAGGCGCACCGGCATTGGCCATGAGCAGGCCGCCAAGGTTGATGATGCCCGCCTCTGCGGTCGTGACCGTGGCACTGTCCGTAATCGTCAGATTGCGCTCTGCCAGATAAGGGCCGAACGTGCGCGCGAAGCCGGGCTGAATGATCGCGCTTGCGTCTCCCGATACCGTCGCAACAATGCGCCCCGCCGTGGCAGTCAGGGTGTTGCCGGGCTTGAGTGTGTAGTTCGTCGGCATATCGCCCTCCGCTATGGTGACGGGAGCGAGGCTTCCCCCGCTCCCGGATTATCAGCCAAGCAGAGTGGCAATGTGCTCGGGCTTCGGCGCACCGACGCCCCAAGCAGCGCGAACATGGATCACGTTCTGCAAGAACTGCTTGTAGAGCGCGACCTCGAACGCGATGCCCGAACGGTCATCAACCAGCGTGTAGACATCCTCGGCAGCATCGCCACCTTCCGGCATGGCCGGGAAGCGGGTGGCGAGAATGACCGCATTGCGATCAAACGCGAGGTTGCCGGTGTAGCTGTTGCCAACCGTGATTTCGGTCGTGTCGGCAGCGGCAATCAGCAGGCCGGGCTTGTTGATGATGATGTCGCCGCCCGTCGCGGTCGATCCGGTCTTGACCACATACTTGTTGCTGTCACCAGCGAAGGTGACAACGTCGCCAGCCACGATGCCCGTGGTGTTGACCGTGCCGCCGTCAAACGTGATTGTGGTCTGACCGATGGCCTCGCCCGAACCGTTGTTGACATCCGCGCCGGTCATAGCGCCCTTGGTGTGCGTGCTGACTGCATCCGAATGACGGATGGCAAAGCCCTGGAGGCGATCAGTCATGCCGTTACGCAGCATGTCAGACGAACCAGCCTCGTTCACCTTGAACAGGCCCGACTGCTTGCCGCGCAGATTGGCAACGGCAGCATGGCCGAGCACAAGCTGGCGGTCAGTGACAGGGCAGCCGTTTTCATCAAGGATGCGAGCAACACCGGCAGCGTCCGACATGTCGGCGGCAGTGCCAAACGGAGCCGTGCCAGCGGTGCCATAGGCGCGCGATGCAGCGACATAGGCAGCGGCCCAAAGGTCGGCTTCCATCTCGTTCACAAGGGTACGCATGGCCTGATAAAGGCGCTGCGCCGTGATGGTCGAGAACGTGCCTGCATTCTGCAAGCCCTTCGTTTCCTCGCCATTGTAGCGAACCGCGACATGCTTGGACTTGCTGATCGTCAGCGACGTATTGTCGATGGTCTGATCGCCGGTATCGGGAGCGGTCACACCAGCGGTGTTCGGCGCGGACGACGCTTCCGGCGTGATCGGAATGTAAAGGGACTGGTTAAGGGCCACGCGCTCAACGCCGGTATCGCGGCGGACTGCGGGGACCATACCAACCATTTCGCGCGAGACAGTGTCCAGCGCTTCGGTCATCGAGGGGATGAGATTTGTGAGGGTATTTGCCATTGCGGGGCACTCCGAGAGGTCAAGGGGAAAGCCTCGGACAGCCCCGCTGTCGGATGAGGTTCCGGCCCCGCCGGAGTGATGAAACAGGCCCCGCCTGCATCAACGATGCAACAATCTTACATTTCAGCGCAATTGTCAATAGGGCAGGCGTTGCGATTCCTGCCCTATTGAATCATTTTATGCCGCGTCGTTGATAACCGTCCCGCCGCCAAGCACAAATTCCTTGGCCTGTGCCGGGTTGGAAAGCGTCAACGATTGATGTTCGGCGCGTGTCATCGTCTTGCTGTCACCGCGCGTTCCGCCCGAACCGGGTGCGCCGCCACCACTGTTCATCGGGGCCGCGCGGAAATGCTTGCCTTCGTCGGTGTCCAGAAACGCCTTGATGTGATCGCCAGCGGGTTTGTCCCCGATCAGCACGGCATACTTGCCATCGACAAGGTCTGTCTTCGCGCCCTGCTTGACCATAGCCATGAGAGCCGGGGCGAGGGCAGGCAGGACGCCGCCTTCCGCAATCGCCTTGTTGACCTCGGCATCGAGCGCGAACGTGCGAGCCGCGCTCTGTTCGGTTTCTAGAGCCTTGGCCGCTGCATCGCGTTCCTTGGTGAGCGTGCCGACTTGCTTGCGGGCCTCCGTCAGTTCGCCAACCGCCTTGTCGCGCTCAGCCTCGATGCTCGCCAGCGTTTCGGGCGTGATTTCCTGCGTGCGGCGAAGATCGCTCTTGAGCTTCTTGACCTCGTCCATGAGTTCGCTGTTCTTGGACTTGACGCCTTCCAGTGCCTTTTCGACTGCCGCGTCAATATCGGCCTTGGTGAATGTTTCGTCTGCCATGATAATTACCCCTCTATTGCATGAGTTCGGCAAGCGTCTTTTCACGCCCGCCCTTGGTGACAAGATCGGTCAGCGTGAGCTTCCCGGCGAGATACATTTGCGCCCGCTTTTCCCCCATCCATTCCTTGATCCACCCAGGCGACTGGCGCTTGAGGAAGTCGTTGAAGGCCGTACCGGACTTTTGCTCGCCCGATGACGAAGGACGCCCGCCGACACGCGCCATTGCCTCATCAGCCCCGGTGACGCCGTACTTTTCGTTAAAGCTGATCGGTCGCGGGGATGCCACACACCGGCAGGACCAGTGCCGAGGCGGAATCTGCATAAGGAGATCATGTCCAACCGGCTTGCCGTCCTGGTCCCATTCCTTGCCGTCCAGAACCGAGCACTGAAGGCATGTGTGACTGTCCAGCGTGGCGAGCCAGCGGAAGCCGTTGCGAAAGGCTTTGCCATAGACCGCAAGCCGGGCCTGATTGGCTGCCGTCATAACGGACGAATGCACCAGCGTGCGCGCATTGCGGTGGGAGAGGCCCATAACCCCATCCTCTCCCACCACCTTGCGGACGATCTGTTCATTTGTTTCGTTGTTCAGCCTGCCCTTGCGAACGATGGTAGCGAACCGGAACGCCGTGTCATCGGATTGCTTTGCCCACCATGCAGCACTAGGCGCGCCGTCGATCAGCACGGACTTTGCCAGCGACCTGAGCGTCTCGATGGATGGTGCGGTGAACGTCAGGCTAGGCACGGCGGACTCGATAGCTGCAACCGTGCGCTCGGCAACGTGCTGGACGACACCTTCCATGTCCACCACGCCGGCAATGTTGACATACTTACCCGCGATGGCTTCGTGTGCCTGCTTGATGATCGCTTCGATCTCGCGCTTATTGGTGGCCGACAGTTCGCGGCTACTCATTAGGGCGCGCAATTCCGTTTCCAGTTCGCGCAAGATTGTTTCCGCCCGCGCTTCCTTGTTCGCGGACAGGCTGTGTAGTTCCACGGCATTGCGAATTATCGCGTCGGCAAGTTCGGTCTCGTTCACGCTTCCCGAACCTCGATCTTGCCGTAAAGGCGCTGGGTCACGAAATACTCGCCATTGTGCAGCGGATGCCCGCCATCATCCCATTCCAGCACGTCGGCCCAGCCTTCGTCGCAGTCATAGGAAACAACCCCGCGCAGCATGTCGCCATCGACCATCACGCGCACGCTCTCGCCCTTGATCGTGGGCAAGCCGTGCAGGCCGTCAACGGATGCCTTGCGGGGCGCGGTCATGCGGCCATGTCATTCGGTAAAGGATCAGGCCGTGCCGGGCCTTGCTGCCCGATTTCTTCTTGGTGTTCCTCGAAAGGCTTTTGCCCGTCGATCACATCGCCGCGTTGTAGCAGCGTGTAGAACTCGGCTTCGCTCATGAGGCCCTGTTGCACTGCCGACATATACGCCGTGAGGGTCTGCGCGTCCATGCCAGCGGGGGTAAATTCGCGGTTGATCTGGTATTTCGGCTCGCCAGAAACACCAGCCCACTGCGCCATGATGCCCAGCGCCCATTCCACAGATTCGGACGCGGCTATAACGATACGGGCAAGGATGCTGTTTTCACCCGACCGCTTGATCTGCGTTGCGCCTAGCGTCTCGACTTGCCGGGTTTCGTCCGCAATCATCCTCGCGCCAAGGATCGCCATGCGCTGTTCAAGTTCCTTGAGCGCCTGCGAGATAGCCCCAAGGCCCTGCCCGGTGTATTCGATGAACATGCCCTTCGCGTCGGGATGGGCCGATGTGATTGCCGCGCTCCCGCCGATGTAGAACGGCTTGCCGTCCTCTTCCTGAATCCCCGCCAGGAACAGCGTCGGCATGGCCGTGAAGTGCAGGCCGTGGCGATAGTCGCTGTTGATCTGGTAATGGGCAAGGTTGGCGTCCACGAGGTCAATCAGCGGCGGTTCATCGATAGCATCGCCCTTGCCGCTGCGCCCGATGATGGCGAACGGAATGAAGGTCATCGGCGCGCCGCTCATGGCAGGGTAGATCGGGCCTTCGATCAGGATGTCCTCACCCTTCTCGACCTTGAACACGCGCTGTCGGTAGAAGCCGCCTTCGTCCAAGTCCAGCACCCGGTAATGGTCTTCCTGCGCCGTTTCGAACTCGTCCTTTGCGACTTCCGCGCTTTCGCCCAGCACGACTTGCGCCAGTACCCATGAGTTCGCCACGCGGGCGAAGCGCCAGTTGCGGATGCTCTCGGCCCGGTAGAACGACACGAACGGACGCTGCCCCATGCGCTCGGCATTGTCGCGGGTGATGGCCGTGACGTTTTCCGGCATTGTCGGATGGTCAACAAGCAGCCCGCATCGGCCAACCTCAAGCACTTCCTCGACGATCTGCTCTGCGAAGGCGTCCAGGTTGACGCCGGACATGGTGATGTCCTTGGAATAACCCTCAAGCAGACCCGGCAGTTCGCGCGACGGCTCCTTGCCGAACGCCATGCCGGTAAGCCCGGCGATGGTGCGCCATGAGGCGTTAAACAGATCCGAGCGCATCTTGCGCGCCTTGTATTCGTCCGGCCCCTCGTTCTTGAGTTTTGGCAAGTAGTCCTCGCCCGCTGCATGAAGCGCGGCCTGCCCCTTCACGGTATCGCGGCACCGCTTCCACAAGGGTGAGAGGCGGTCGTAATCGGCATGGGTGAATTTGACTGACACTAGATGCCTCCGATTGCACGCCGCCCGGCAACGCGGGACATGACGGGGAATTCATAATCGATGAAATATCGGACAGCCGTTCCAATGTGCTGGTAGTCGCTGTCTTCTTCCAGGAACGTGCTGCCCTGCTTTAGCTGCCCGGTCGCAAGGCTCTTGTGCGTCCAAGGCGCAGTGCGCGGGTTGACGTAGAGCGATATTTCATCCGCCGCGTTCCTGATCTTGGCTCGGACGGCGTTTTGCCCATCCTTGATGCTCTCGGTTGACGGCTTCACCCTGCGCTCGAATGACCATCCGTGATCGCGCAGTACAGCTTCGATCTCGGTGTAGTCCGATGCATGGCCGTGCTTTTCGCCAGCGCGGCCCGATGGATCGCCGTAGATCGCAACCTTGCGGTTCTTGTGATCCTTGTAGCGGTCCACGAACTCTAACGCGGACTGGCGCGCGACTGCCGAAGTTAGAATGATCTCTTCCAAGCAATAAACCGTCTTGTCGCGGATAACGCCAATGCCCGACGATAGCGGCGTGTAGTTGAAGTCGTGATACCAGCACAGCCGCTCATGCGGTTCGATTACTGCGTCTGTGTGATTGTCCCTGCCGTAGTCCTCGTAAATCCGGCCCGATGCTGTTTCAAAGCTGGCCTCGAACTCCTGCCGGAACTGGCGCGGCGACATCGCCCGCTTGGCCGCTTCGATGACATCGGGCGGTAGTATCTCGGCAGACTTCCAGTGGAACACCTTGAAGTTGGGGTCGTCGCCATTTTCCGCCCGCTCGCACAGGTCATAGTAGTGGTTCAAACCTTCCGGCACGCCAAGCAGCCAGCACCATGCCCGATAGTCTGGATCTGTAGGATTGACGGTATTGAGCGCCGGGAGAATGTTGGCCTCCCATGCGCCGTCCTTCACGTCCGCATATTCATCAATACCGCCGCCCCGCCACGGAATACCCTCGATGCGTTGTGGCTTATCCAGCCCGATGACGTGAATCTCTGAGCCGTTGTCAGGGTAGATAATCCGCTCACTCTCGGACGGACGGCGGCGATGCGTCGATGACAGGGAGAACGCTTTCAGGTCATCCCAGAATATCTTCTTAGCCTGATCGTGCGTCGGGGCAGCGGCGAAGTAAGGGCCGGGAACGCGGAATGCCTGCTTGACCAGGAACCGCTTGAACCGCTCCGTCTTGCCGGAACGCCTGCCAGCGGGGACGAGCGGGAAGCGCACACCGCTTGGCACTGCATCAACCAATGCAAGCTGTACCGGATGGGGGATCAAGCCGTACCAGCGCGCAAGCTGGCGATCCATGCGAAGGTTGCCCGTTTGCATCAGCACGGCAGCGCGTCCACCAGTCGATTGACGGCTTCCGAAAGCGCGTCCTCATTCATGCCTTCCGGCTTGTCGCGCCATTGCTCGGGGCGACGGTTCTTGAGCCAGAAAATGCAGGCCGTAACATCGGGCGCGTACTTGGCAGTGAACTTCGCGTAGACCGGTTCGGTTGCACCGGCAGGCATGAAGATTTTCACTTCCTCCTGCTCATAACCGATGGCGCGCTGATAGAGGCTGCGCTCTACCCGGTCATCAACCGGGGACTTGCCTGCCTTTATGGAGGCGCAAAAATCCGGGTGAGACAGCTTCCAACGGTTGATTGTAGCCTTGTCTACTTCAAAGAAGTCGGCAAGCTCATTATCCGTGAATCCAGCCTCGCAAAGCTTCGCAGCTTGCTTGACGTATTCCGGCTTGTATTTGGTTGGTCTGCCCACACCCATCGCGCGCGGATTGTACCATGGGCAATGCGGCTAGATGGTTGTTGCTAAGCTACCTTGTGAACGGTGACTTCGCGGCGCAGAGCGAATAGACACGCTCGATAGCTTCACGCGCGCCGCCTATGGGTATCTCATCGTAATGTGAGGCGAGGTTGTAATCTACCACCTTCACCTTGAGAGTTGCCCCGTCAGCAATCATTCGGGCGAAGTCCTTGTTGGACGATGGTGTTACGGATCGATCAAGGTAGATCCACGCCGTGCTTTCAACCGATGGCTGATCATCAACGCGAAGCTGGACAGTGCGCGTGTTTCGCCTGTCCGCCGTTCCAAGGTATGGCCTGCCATCTATTGAAACAAACATGCTTTTGCCGGGCGCTCCGCAGAAGAAGCCAATCTTCATTTTGGCGCCCTCTGCGAGCAGGAGATAGCCGGGTTTATCCGTCATGGGGTCAACGCGCGAGTGAATCTTCCACGCGCCGAATGTTTCTTGAGCCATTGCAGGCGAGGCGATCAAGGCTAGGGCAAGGATGGCGCGCTTCATGCTGCCTTGTTAGCGCCTCAAGCATAGGCTGGCAACCGGATGCGCCGCACTCGTCCATTGCCTGCCCTTGCGATCAATCCGCGCCCCTCAAGCCGCGCGACCACCCGGCACACTTCCGCCCGGTCGTTGAAGCCGAGCCTGTCGCGGATCATGGTATAGCTTGGCGCTGCGCCTTCGCTGTCGATGCAGTCCCGCACGAACGCGAGAACCTGCCTGCCGCGATAGCCTAGCTCGCGTGGTGCCCTCATTTCCATAGTCGCCTACCCCTTGCGCGCGACGGCAGCACCGTCACGATAGTTTTGTTTTCGATGACAATGCGCTGACCCGTACCTAGCCGGATGTAGCGGACACCGAACGCGATGGCCTTTGCGACCAATGGTGTGGAAAGGTAGGCGCGGGCATCGTCATCAGAGACGTTGGCAACACGCTCTTGGAACCTCTCGATTGCGTGCTGAGTAACCCTGACTGCCCCCGCGCCATAGCTAGTCCTTCCTGGTGATCTGTAGGCCGTGCTTGGCGAGGGCAGTGAGGTACCCACTCCACTTCCGCCCCTCTTCATCGGCTCGCACTAACGCCGCTTCGCTGATCTTGGTATCGGTCATGTGTTTACTGCTCCCGTGTGGTAGTTAATTCCGATACGTATAAAAAGGTGTTGACCGGGCTTGTTTTGATGCGTATAGAAACGTCATCAAGTATGGAGACGACGAGATGCCCGGTTTCGCAATCTACACCGCCAAGGCCAGCCACATCGACATGTGTAACCAATTGGTCGAGCCGATCCGCTGGAAGCTGCTCAAGGCAGGTTTTGAAACCGCCGAAGAAGCGGGCAGGTTTTCCGCGCAGCACAGCCTCGATAACTGGGCAGAAATGTACACGCCCGCTTACCCGCACAGGCTCATTTACTCGATCAAGCCGGAATAAGGAGAGGCTGATATGGCCATCAAATACTACACCACTCTTACGCCCTTCGGCACTCGCCCGATCTTGTCGGCTGAGAAAGTTGCCGAAGCGCTTGGTGTCACCAAGCGCAACCTCCCCGATACCTACGGGCGATTTTGGGCCGTCCGCAAATAACAGGAGATAATTGCCATGTACGAATACCTGATCCACGCCGACAACGGCCTCGATGACCCTAAACTGATCGACGGAGCCGACACGCTGGACGATGCCCGCGCGATTGCCGCTGCTGCGCTTGCTGACAAGCGGGCGCAATGGGCGGCGGTGACGATCACTGACCGCTTTGGCGGCGAGCATCCTTTGGTGCGCGTAGGACGCCCCCCAAAGCCCGAAGGCGCGGCGCATGTCCGGGTAACGATCACGCTGCCGCCTGAGACGCTGTCCAAGCTGGACACGCTTGGCGACAACCGCAGTGGGACGATAGCTCGCCTGATCGACAAGGCTTGAGGTGCAGGGCCGGGGCGTCATGCCTCGGCCTTCCCGGCTTCCACCGTCTCGATCCACTTGGCGATGTAGTGCTGCGCCTTGCGGGCATCTTCGAGCGCATCGCCCTTGGAGCCGGCCCGCATGGTGTATTTCAGGGCGTTGCCGCGATACCATCCGATGCGCTGGGCGAGCGGCCATGTATCGATCACGTCCCATGGCTGCACGGTCATTGTGGCGTAATGGTCCCCGCCGACTTGGTGTGTGCGGTCTGTCATCGCCCCGTGCTCCCAAAGCCGCCTTCGCCGCGCGTCGTCTCGTCCAGCGTGTCCACCTCGACCGGCACGGCCCGCGTGACCGGAGCCAGCACAAGCTGCGCGATGCGGTCGCCGCGCTTGAACGACGCCATGAACCCGCTGTGGTTGATGAGGATCACATGCAGTTCGCCCCGGTAATCCTCATCGATGGTGCCGGGCGTGTTGATCACCGTAATCCCCTCCTTGAGGGCGAGGCCGGAACGTGGGCGCACTTGCAGTTCGTGGCCCGCAGGGACGGCAACGGCAAATCCGGTCGGCACCGCCTTGCGATGCCCGGCGCGCAGGTCGAATGTTACCGCCGTGGCGATGTCCATGCCGGCGCTGCCTGGCGTGGCGTAGGAGGGCAGGGGCAGCCCATCGCCGTGGGGCAGGCGTTTAAGGCGGATTGGTTGGCTCATCGTCATGATCCTGTCCTGTCGGTGTTGTGGGCGTACCAGCGGGCGTGGTCGGGATTGATGCCCCGGTACTCCCCCGCCTTGTACCGCTTGCGGACCTCGTCCCCGCCGTGGCGCATGAGGTCGCAGATGAAGCGGGTGAGGGCGCTGTTAAGCTGCATCGGCGTCTGCCCAGTCCCGGCCCGTCGCCTGCGGGATCATCACTTCAACCGAAAGCCTGAGGCGCGCGGCGAGGCGGTGCGCCAGTGCATAGGCCGCTGCCTGTCCCCCAAATGCCGGGTCATTGTCCCCGAACACCACAACGGACGTTACCCCGGCAGGCGGTTGCCACTTGGCCAGCATGGTCGCATTGAGCGCGGCCCATACCGGAACCCGGAACCGCTTAGCCGCTGCGATGGCTGTCTCGATGCCTTCCGCGATACCCAGTCTTTCGCCATGCACCGGGTAGAGACGCACCGCTGAACCTTCCGGCACTTCGCCCGGCATGAGAGCTCGGGGCGTGTCGATAGCGGCCTTTCCGTTCGGGCCGAGAAACGTCCGGTGTATCGTCGCCGGATGACCGTCTGGGCCATGCACGAGCGCCAGCATCGCCGGGTAGCGTTTGCCGTCCGGGGCATCACAGGCCGCATGGAATCGCAGGCAGGATGGAACTTCCCCCGGCAGGACAGACCTTCCGGCAAGGTAGGTCGCCGCCATGTCGCCGGGCACGAGTTCCGTCGCATCGGCCCACATCCGGTTCATGCGCTCGCGCCGGGCATTTTCGTCCATCGGCCTGCGGACAGGTTCGGCCCGGACATGTCCGATGACCTTGTCCACTTCGCGCGCCGCCGTCTTGAAGTCCCATCCCTTGAGGCGTTTCAGGAACTCGAACCCGTCACCGGCCCCGCACTGCGAGCAAATGAAGCTGCCCTTGCCCTCTGAATTGTCCCAGCGGAAACGGTCGGTGCCCTCACAGAACGGGCAGGGGCCGTGCTTGCCACCCAAGAACCTGTTGCCATCAACTCCCATCGCCAGGAGGATGCCGCGCCACTTGCCGCGCGCTGCCTCGGTCGTGTTCATGCGCTCCTCCGCTTGGCGAAGCGGATGTCCTTGGCGCGAACCCATGAAAGCACTTCCGGGGACGGCTGTGTTTCCCGCTCGATCAGGCCACGGGGCCACACCCCGAACTTGTCGCGGTAGGTATGGGAAACCCAGCCTTTCGAGCGGTTGCGGACCCGAGCCACGCCAAGCAACTGCGAATAGAAAACCTGCTTGTCGCTGATCGTCGGCTTAGCCTTGCCGCGCGTGATTTCCTGCAACTCGCCTTCTTCGGTTTCGATCTCGCTCTGCCGCGTCGGCGTGAACCCGCAGACCGGGCATTCACGCACCTTGGGGGCCTTGAGCGTGTTGCAGGCAGGACATTCCTTGGGCATCGCCTCGCCCTGTTCCTTGCGCGTCTTGGGAGCCTTGTCCTTGCCGCTCAAAAGCCGGTCGTGGTGGATGTCCGTCACGAACCCGAGCCGGGCGTGATTGTCGGCATGGTCCAGCACAAGGCATGACTGCTTGCCCGGCGCGGTGCGAAGCCCCCGTCCAATGATCTGCACATGCAGCATCTCGGACTTCGTGGGCCGCGCCAGCACGATGCAGCGCACGTCCGCGTCAACGCCGGTCGTCAGCGTGCCGACGTTGCAGATCCCGGCAATCTCGCGCCGCGCCATCTTGTCGAACAGGACCTTGCGTTCAATCCGGTCGGTATGGGCATCGCAGTACCCCATCGGCACGCCGGCAGCGAGGAACTGCGCTTGCAGCTTCGCCGCGTGCGCCCGGTCCACCGCGAACACCAGCGTCGGCTCCCAGTTCGCCAGCTTGAGCCACGTCTGGACGATGTCGGCCATCAGCACCGACTGGCTCATCACGTCGGACAACTGGCCTTCGTGGTAATCGCCTGCCACCGTCTTGACCCCGGACAAGTCGGGATGGTTCGGGGCATAGACCCGGAACGGCGAGAGGAACCCGGCGTCGATCAACTCCTGCATCCGAACCGGAACGATCAGGTCCTGCCAGTCCTCGGCCATGCCGCGCGCCCACGGCGTTGCCGATAGCCCGATGAAGGTATTTTGCGGGCGCTTGCCCATCCACTCGGACACTGCCTTGAACCGCAAGTGGCACTCGTCCACGATGATGACATCCACGTCCGGGCAACCGCGCTGCGCCAGCGTCTGCACCGAGCAGACTTGCACCGGAGCCGACATGTCCGTCAGTTCGTGGTTCGCCTGCATCACGCCGACATCGGCAATCCCCTCGTTCGCGAAGGCGTCAACCGTCTGGTCGATCAGGCTGATAGCGGGCACAGTGAACGCGACCGTACGGCCCTTAGCGAGCGCACCGTTGACGATCTCGGCGGCAAGGCGGGTCTTCCCCGCGCCAGTCGAGAGTTGGCAGACGGTGCGCCTATGCCCGGCCAAGTAGGATTGCTTGAGGAGCGATAGCGCGCTCGACTGGTGAGGGCGCAAGGGGCGAGCGGTGAACGGGGCACCGAACAGCGGGAGCGAAGCCATCAGCGTTGCCCCCCTGCAATGAGCTTGAGAGCAGGCCGCGACGAATGGAAATAATCCTCTTGGCCGGGTAGGTTTTCAGCCTTGTTATACCCGTGGGACATTTTGTCCCGGCGAGTGTGGGACATTTTGGCAGGAAAGTGTGGGACATTTTGCCCCGATATTTCGGCCAATTCGCCGTCGTCATTAGACGGGAACCCGTAACCGCAAAGCGTCAGCAGAGGGATGATTTCGACACGATATTGAGTGGCTGTCCCCCATCCGCCACGGGGATGAGACACGGTGACAAGTACGCCAGCATCGCGCAGCTTCTTCAGGCAACGGGCCACAGTCTTGACAGTGACCTTCGCGCGCTTGGCCAGCTTCTCCCGTCCGGGGTGAAAGACGTTGCGCCCAGCGTCCTTATGGTGCCACCAGAAGTTGAGCAGGGAGATAAGAATATCTCGCTCTGATCGCGTGATCGGCGCAGCCTTGACCGACTTGCGGATGAAACAGCGCAGGCTGTATTCCGGTGTTTCGCGGAAGTCCCTCATGCCGCCAACTCCCGCTCACGCGCTTCCTCGGCCATGACTTGCGCTATGGTGCGATGCCAGCGGATCGGGAACGGGTAGGGGCACGCGGACGGCCCCGGATTGTTCTTGGATTGCGAATCGTTGTCGCGTGAGATAAAGGCTTCACGAGCCATTACGGAACCTCCTGACTAGGTTTCTATGGTCAGGCCCCTTTGACTGTTTCCAGCAGTCACTGGGGCCGCTCTCTTTATGGCACACAGGCAGGCTTGAAGCCACCTCGGAAGCGCGCGGAAATGGGGAGAAATCCACCTCAACGCGCCCCGGCTTCTCAGGTGCCAGGAACTCATACGACGGCAGGAACCGCCGGTCGTTGATGCCCAGCGCGTCGGCTATGCCGTCAAAATACGGCTTCATCCGGTTCGGGAAGTTGACCCGGTCGCTTCGATTGTCCGGCGGGAAAAATCGGACGCGGATCGCAATGTCGTGGTCGCCGGCATAGCGGGCGCGGACTTCGCGCATACCACCGCAGGCCGCGTAGGTAGCCGCACAGGCCCATTCCCGGTGCTTGCGTACGATAGAGGCCTTATGCCTCCAACGCCCGCTCTGGTGGCCGGATAGCTCCGATGACGGCCATGGTAGAACGATACTCACCCCCGCGTCCCCTAACTAAGCTGCTGGCTTCATTCGGTAGCGGCTGTGATAAGCCGCCAAGTCCGGGTCAGGATCGGTCAGGACAATTCCCTGTTGCAGCGTCTCCCGCTGCACGGTGTCCAGGTATTCGATCATCTGGCGGACGCTAAATTCACTTGTGACCGGCATGTAGGCCATCAACTCAAGCTTATCGGTGTACCCTAACGGCTTGAGCATCTTGTCGTAGACGGCCCGGAATCCCGCGCTGTCGCGGCGCAGGATGGGCACCCCGTACCGCAGCTTCCATTCGTGCCTGACTTCCTCGAAGGTCACATCGCCGCGCTGCTGTGCCGCTTCGTGGCTCCACAGGAATTGCAGGCGGTTTTGCTCCGATGACCGATCGGCACCCTGCGTGTATTCAATCGTCGCCGGAAGTTTCATGCCTTGGAGGAATATCTGGAACGCCTCGCGGTCGGCTTCGGTGCGGAGGATGCGACTAGGCATTGCGGGCCTCCCGTATCTCGCGCGCCTTGGGGGAACTCTTGCAGAAAGCTTCGATCAGCCCTTCAATGTCGAAGTCGCCCCAGAAGGTTTCCTCGCCAACTGAATGTTGCTCATCATGATGTGATTTGCAGAGCGGAACGGCCCGCCAGTCATCAGGCTTCTGCCCCATTCCCGCGCCACTACCTAAACGGACATGCGCAGCCTGGATTGGCAACTCATGGCAGTCAGCAATCGAGCAATGAAATGAGCGCACGAATGACAGATGCGCCTGACTGCGCCAGCGCCCGGAACGCTTGGGCTTCTTGGCAAGGCGAGGGGGCAAGCTCACGCAGCCTTGCCCTCGCGCACGCGCGTCTTGATACACGCCTTGCACTGCGCCATCGGCCTGCCGTTAGTTTTAAGGTAGAATGCATCGTCCGAAAATTCGGATTTGCACTTTCTGCACACGCGCATGGTCTCACCAAATGCTGTTTGAATTAAGAAACGGAACTTGATCGTCCAGCATGTCCGCATTTGACTGGAACGCCGCGGCATGTCCCTGCGAGCCGTCTGGCGTGCGCGCCTCATTCCGCCCGCCCTGCAAAGCCAGTTCATTGACGCGGATATTGAGTTGCGGCTTTCCCTCGTACTCGGACAGGCTGAACTCGCCCGATACCGTGACCGATACCCCCTTGAGCAGATAGGCTTGCAGGCTCTCGCCGCGCTTGCCCCATATGGAGCAACGCCACCAGTTCGTGACCTTGTCGCGCCCGTTGCGCTGATCCACAGCAACGGTGAAGCTGCACACGGCGTCGCCGGATTGCGTGCGGCGAAGTTCGGCGTCCCGGCCAACTCGGCCAGCTATGGTGATGGTCTGCATGTTATGCTGCTTCCTTCTGTTCGGTGATTTCAACGCCGGGCATTTTACGCAGGCCGGCAGCAACCTTGCGGCGCACAAACTCGTTGAGCATGTCGGCAAGGTCTTCGGGGTATCGGTCGATGACGTGGAGCAGCAGTTCCTTGCGGTTGACGATCCGGTGAACGTGGCGGGTGCGAAGGCCCGTCGCGGAACGGTCGATGCGGTTGGCGATGGTCGCCAGCTTCTTTGCCTGTTCCAGTTCCTGTTCAGCGTGGAACCGTGCCTCCAAGTCGTCCGACTGTTGCAGGGCTTCCTGCGCGGCGCGTTCCTTGGCCTCGGCTTCCTCGCGCGCCTTGCGGGCCGCTTCGTCCTTGGCGCGCTGTTTCGCGGTCCTGTACGGCGTCAGGGCTTCCTTGCAGGCTTGTGTGCCCCGGTCGGCCTTTTCGATGACCGGCTTCCACTTGGCCTGCACCGCCTTGGCCGCGTCGTCGTGCGGCTTTTTCTCGGTAGCGCGTTCCTTGTCGGCGTCTTTTGCAGCCTTGCGGAACTCGTCCATCAGGCCGTCAATCGCAGCTTCCTGTTCGTCGTTTGAAACTTCGCCGCCTGCGAGCGTATCGGACAGGAGCGAGAACAGTTCGTCGATATGCAGCGCGAACGCGGCATCGGCGGGCGGATTGTTATGGTTCAACATCGCCGCCCCCTCAGTACGCGATTTCGTCTTCAAGGATTTCCTTGAAGTCCGACTTGGCGTTGGTTTCAGCCTTGACCTTCTTGGCGATCTTTTTGTTCAGCGCCTCGATAGCGTCTTCGTATTGGCCCTGGCTGAGGTGGCGCATGTTATCGACGCCATAGTGCTTCAGCATCGCGCCGGTATCGGCAGACGTTGCCTTGATGAGGCTGGTCAGCTTGGCCCATTCCGCATCAGGCATTTCGGATGCTTCCGCCTTCGTTTCAGAGGCGGCATCTTCATCAAGGTGCAGGTCGCCCTTGTGCCAGAGGTCCAGCGCCATGCCGAAGCGCATCCCGGCGTTGCGGATTGCGTCCCCGATGGCCTCCTTGATCGCGTTACCTCCGGTCTTGCCGTCAGCATCACCATAACCAAGGCGCGTCACGCCGCAGACTGTCAGCCTAATCCAAAGCCCGCCGTTGCGGTCGAGAGCCGGCAGGCCATCAGGCCCGAGTGCCAACGGCTCCCATGTCCATTGAATGTCCGTGTCAAGCAGCCGGTCGGTCGCAGCCGCGTGCCCGACGTAATCGAGATGGACGGCCTTTGGATGGTGATAACCACCGCAAAGGTCGCATTTCGGCGGCCACTTCCCGCTGTCCTGGTCAGCCTTGCGCTGCTTGGCCTGCGCCCCGGTTTCCTTGGGCAGCTTGCTGATCTGGTGTTCCGGGAAAGGCTCGCGGAGCTTTGATAGCCCCGGAGGTTCAATCTTGGTGTTTGCGTTCATTCTCTCTCTCCTGAATGGCAGGCGTTCCGCACGCGGCCTGCCAGCGCGCCTTCACGCATCGGCTTCCGGCTCATTCCGGCGGCTCGACGGGGCGGGTTAAGGGTCATTCGATCAGGCCCCGCTCGATCATCTCGGCCTGTGCGTCAGCGACCTTTTCGATCAGCCGAAAGTCATGGGCATCAGCGGGAAATCCGTGCGCCAGTGCGTCGCGGATGCGGGCGATGATCGCGTCCAGTGCGTCGAGGGCCTTCATGCTGCGGCCCTCGCCAGTTCACGCAGGCGGTTCAGCTTGGCGGCGTAGTCTGGGGAGTGTTCGGAAAGTATCGCAGCTTTCTCAACGCCATACGCGACAGTCGTATGGTTCATCTCGAACAGGCGTGCGATACATTCCAGCGGCACGCCTTGTTCGGCGGCAACGCGCCACACAGCGTATCTCGGATACACGGCTTCCCTCTGCCTGCTGTCCCGCCAGACATACCCAGGGCGCGTGCCGAACACCTCTGAAACCCGCATCGAAATCTCTTCGGTGCGGCGCTGCTGGCACGCCTGCCGGTGTTCGTGGGGGTCTTCGCCTCCAAGAAATTCCTTGAGCAAGTTGCGGAACTTTTTCGGGCTGCAACGGCAGCGCAGCGCAAGATCGGCAATCGAAACGCCTTGCACGAAACTCTCGTAGAATGGGCGGATTTCGTCCCTTGTCATGGCCGCGCCGCCCCCAGGTTTTCGAGAATGCGGGGGTGTTCTTCCCACAGTGCGCCGAGCAGCGACCTTGCTGCTCTGCCGGTTATCCGGTGAACGTCAGACCCAAGGGTGCCGGTGCCGCTTTCACCGTCCTTGCCGGAGCCGACCATCTTGCCGCGCTTGAGAAATACCTTCTCGCGCAGATGCGCCTCGCGCAGGGCAACAATGGTGCGGACGGTCGGCGCGGAGTTGAACTCTGCGAGGATGGCAGACCGGATGGCGCGGGCATCGCTCATGTAGGTCACGAGTGACTTTGCCATGCTGGTAGGCGTGCGATGCGGGGTCATGCTGCCCTCGCCGGAAAAGAGGCGACCGTCGATGACAGGGCCTTGTGTGTGAGGTTCGAGTAGTCAGTCATGCGGCCCCCCGGATGCTGTCAGCCTCGTCCACGATGGCTTGCAGTTGCGGGATGACGCGGCGGAACAGTTCGGCCAGCGCCAGCGTGTCGAGGTGGCAGCGCCGTCCGTCGCGCAGCCGGTCGATCAGTTCGGACAGGCCGTGGCCGAGGCCGGCGGCAAGCTCCATGTCGTTTGCGGCCTGCGAAACACGCGGCTTGATGGCCAGCCCATAGAGGGCCAGGACCTCGTCCAGCGCGCTTTGATCGGCACACAGGCTATTCAGCAGGTGTTCCGCCGAGGGCAGGGACGGGCCGCGCATGGCCCGGCTGATCGTCACTTCGTCAAAGTCTGCCTTGTCAGCAAACGTGCCCTTGCCGATTTCGTGCGAGACACGGCCCCAAGCCGCACCAAGGGCGGACGACAACTTCGTCTTATTGATGGGTTTTCTTTGACAGACCTGCTTGCCCGACATGATTACCTCTAGAACGATGAAGGAAGGAGAGAAAAAGCGCCGGGGGCCGATCCACTCAGCCACCCGGCGCGAGTTTGCGGGGCAGGGCCGGAACCTCCTGCGTCCGCGCCTCGCGTGTGTTGGCACGCGGGAATTGATTGATGGGCGGTCACTCGCCGCGCTCCTCGAAGTGCCAGTTGCCGTCCTTGTCCTGCCAGCCCAGCGGGGCACGGCGGGCTTCCCAGACCAGCCACAGGACGCAGATCACAAGGATCGCGCCGATGCCGATGATAAGGCCGGTCATGCTGCGGCCTTTCCGGCGGACTTGGCTAAGCGCCATTCCAGCCAATCAGACGGGCGAACCGCGCCGCCGGTCGCAGCTTCGATCTCAAGTTGAGAACTGAGAGACGGCTCCTTGTCCCCGCGCGACCAGTGGCGAACATTCCAAGGACTGAGCGAATGATTGGCTGCGAACTCCTCGGCGGTCATGCCGATGGTTTGGAGGTGCTGCCTGAGAGGGGTGTCTGCCATGCGGAGCAACGTACCTCCACAAGGTACAACATGCAAGCGCAAATGTACCTTACGGAGGTTCTAGACTTGTGCCTGCTCAAGGGACAGCCTCTGAGGATGCCAAACAGGTTGTCTCATTTCCGCCGTAAGGCACGAATTTCCCAAGAGAACTTGGGGAAGATGCTCAATTCCGGTCGATCCACGATCACGAAATTGGAACGCGGCGAGATACCGATGACTGATAGGTGGCTTGACCGCCTGTCCGCTGTGTTGAATTGTACCCCTGCGGATATTCTGGGGGAAGAAGTGCCGATTGTTGGGCGTATAGGTGCAGGCGGTTCAGTTGTTTTTGATGACATCGGGAACGGAGACGTAATTAAGAGGCCTCCAGAAACTCGCGGCGAACTGGTCGGGCTAGAGGTCCATGGTGATTCCATGCTTCCTCGTTTCGATGGCGGCGACGTGGTGTTCATCAGCCGGTCCAGAGACGGTGTTGATCCTCACGATATAGGCGCGATCTGCGCTTGCAGGTTGGTGAGCGGCGAAACCTACCTTAAGCAGCTCGTTAAAGGCTCGCGCGCAGGCCTCTTTACGTTGCGCTCCTATAATGCCCCGGACATGGAAGATTGTGAACTGGAATGGGCAACCCCCATCCGAGCGACGATCCCCAAGCACGCCAGACGTTTCAACTAGGAGGCAAGTATGGTTCGGAAGGCGATTATGATAGCTATGGCTGCCGGCTTGGCGGTACCTGCATCCGCGCAAGTCCATGTGCGCGGCCATATCCGTAATGACGGCACCTATGTGCAGCCGCACTGGCGATCCAAGCCCAACAATACGACGCAGGACAACTGGTCCAGCAAGCCGAACTACAATCCTTACACCGGGCAGCAAGGGACGGAAAACGCGGTCCCTAATCCATATCAGCCCAGAAACTTGCCGCGCTATCAGAACAGCCCGCTACCCCCATCGACGCAAGAACGCTGGCGGGAAACGATGCCTTTGACCTGCAAATACAGCGACCTTTGCTAGACGACCCCGCCGCCCAGGAACGCGCCCGCATCATCGCCCTGTTGCGCCGCGAGGCCGATCAGGCCCGGCGCGATGGCTTGCGGACGACGCAGCTTGTGATTGAGGCGATGGTGCAGTTGATCGAGGAGGAAAGCGAACAATGAAGATGCACTATGCCGCTATGGAGTTCGCCACTGACGGGACCGTTCGCCATCGGTTTGAGGTCATCAACGAGCGCGGTGTTCCACTGTTCTCCATCCCCGTCAGTCCAACGGAGGGAGAGTCACTGCAAGATCAGATAAAGGCGGCTCACCTTGGACTTGCACGGCAGCTACGTCGCTGGGCCGAGCAAATAGAAGCTGACGCAGCGGAATCAAGCGAAGGATAGGCTTGTCCTCCTCCATCGTGGGGCAGGTCCATAGCGCATAGCCGCGAGGTATCTCGTCCATAACCGATTCTCCCAGCCCGCCCTAACCGGCGGGCTTTTTCGTGTGCCCTGATAGCATGGGTGGGAATTGCGGGTAAACAAGCGTACCCTCCAAAGGTACATTTTGTCGTTGACACGTACCCGGTGAAGGTACATACCGTCCTCAAGCCGGACAGCCCGGCAGGAGACGGACCATGCAAATCACCCTTCGCCAGTTTGAACTGATCGAGACGCTGCATGATCGCCTCATGCGCGATCCGTTCGAGACGACCGTAGATCCGCGCGAGTGGATCAAGACGAGCAACCGCCTGTTCGATGCGTGCGCCGATGCGATCGGCTTCCCGGCGGCGAACGACTTTGCTTCCGCGATGGATTGCGCGGCAGCGATCCTCTGCACGGCGCTTATCAGCGAATCCGCCGTCCTGGACGAGGAGGCCGCGTGATGGGCAAGCTCGCCAATCTCTCATCATTCGTGAACGTAGACTGGACCGACCACGGCGGCCACGAACACGAGTGCCAGTGCGAAGTGGGATACAGCTTCGACGGCGACGATGAACTCATCATCAAGACGGTGCACGTTGTCTATGGCATCGGCTCTGACAGCTACGACTTTGACGAGCTTGTCTATGGCGCCGTGTGGGAAGTCGCGCCGGAAGCCTATGCCGAATGGCAGTGCGAATACGATGACGAACTGATCGCCCGCGCCGCGGATGCTCACTGGCTGGGGAGTGGCAGCATGAACGCGCCTCTCCCCAGCTACGTCCCTGTAGAGCACAAGCTGATCTTCGAGAACGCGAGCGCGCGGTCTTACCTCGAAAGCTCGATCCGCACCGCGCTTTGGGAACTTGACCACGGCCTTGTCAAGGACGCGACCAGCACCCTCATGCGCGCACTGGCGAGGGCAGGGAAATGACCCTGCACGACGTAATCGCCACCATGCCCCGCGCCGAACGGATTGGCGCGCTGGCCTTCGCCATCATCGCCCCGCTGATCTTTGCGGGCATCTGGATCGGAACACCATGAACCGCCCATTCGAGCGGCATGACCGCCAGCAATACAAGCCCGTGCAGGAGCGCGGCTTCCGCTTCCGCCGTGTCGCCACAGATGCGGACGGCAAGCCCCTCTGGATGCGTAACGAAAGGAACTGACATGCCCGCAATGATTATCCCGCCGCAGATTGCTAACTATCCTAACCCGCCGTTTGCTTACACGATCCAAGGGACGCCGGGCGCGCCTAGGTTCCTTGTGTTCGACCGGACGACGGGCGCGACCGATCTTTTTGACAAGGACCAGTTGCATACCTTTGCCGGAGAAAAGTGGGTCTGGAACGAGAAGGGCAACACCCTCATTCCTGCGCCAACCGTGCCGGTCGTTTCCGCGCCGGCCACTCCGCCGCCCGCCGTCGATACCGACCGTGACGCCAAGATCGTGGACCTGCTCTCGCAGGCGCTCAAGCTGCTGAAAGGCCAGCCATGACTGACGCGCAAGAGGCTCTGGCTAAGGCTTGGAACCAATGGTGGAACAGCGTCAGCACTGGCGCGAACGACAAGCATATGCAGACCGCGTTCGGCGCAGGCTATGAATCCGCCATCGCCGCCATCCTCGAAGCAGACCTTGCCGAACTGCGCGCGCAATCCGCCCGCATCGAGCGCCTGTCCTACGCGCTTGGCTGCATCGCCAACGAGGACTGGACCGCCATGACCGCCGAGGATGCACGCCGGGAAGCCCGCGAGGCGCTGGCCAGCGTGGAGGGGGGAAACGATGCCTCATAAGCGCATTTACCGCGACATGAGCAAGCGGATCACTGCCGATGAGGCGCGACGCAAATACATGAATCCGCGCATGATCGACCGGGTTAACGAGCGGATGAGCCGCGATGACATTAGCGCGGCGATCATCAACCATGCCGCGGAACTTCGCTGGCTGCTCGATAACTATTACGAGCCGCTTGCACGCGGTCAGCACGCCGGTCGCGTCACAAAGAAGCGCCTCGTCCAAATGGCGAACCAACTGCACGACTGGTGGAACATTGCCGACATGCGCAAGAGCGCGGGTGCTGGCGTGCCGATCATCTGGGAAGAATAGGACATGACCCAGCCAAACACCCCCGACCACTACTGGTATCGGCAAGGCAAGGACGATGGCGCACAGTCAGAGCGCGAGCGGATCGTGGCATGGCTTCGGCGGACGCTGCCCAGCAGCATTGCGGACCTCCACGACGATGCCAACGCCATCGAACGCAGGGAGCATCTGAAATGAGCAACGCCCACGACCGCCGCACGCTGGAAGATCGTCTGCAATGGATAGCCGACTGGTCGGAGCCGGACATTGACCTTGCGGACGCCGGGAAGCCCGCGAGGCGCTGGCCAGCGTGGAGGGGGGAACCGCCGCATGACAGCCGCCGCGCGCCTTGAACCCTTGCTGGATGAGGCCGATGCAGCCGAAATGCTGGGCCTGTCAGTCAAGACCTTGCAAGGTCTGCGCAGGCGCGGAGAGATTGCGTACATCCGCCTAAGCTCTCGGATGATCCGTTACCAGCGCAAGAACCTAGAGGACTACCTTGAGCGGTCGGTGACAGTGGACAGCCCGCTTCCTCGTGAATTGCCGGGGCTTCCAACCATCCCTCGCCGCCCGAGTGTCTATTTCGTCCGCTCCGGCAAGCACGGCCCTATCAAGATCGGTTTCGCGAACACTGTTCGCAGCCGTCTCCATGCGCTGCGAACAGCGCACCACGAAGAACTCATCCTGCTCGCCACAATGGCAGGTGGGGCTGTCCAAGAGCAGCGGATGCACGAGAAGTTCGCTCATTTGCGACTGAGGGGTGAATGGTTCAGCCCTGACGAAGACCTGTTATGCTTTATCGAGAGCCTTAACGAATGGGCCGGCCAATGACAGCGCCAGCATCCTTCAAGCAAGCCGAAGTGACCCGCCTCATCCGAGGGGCGGTAAAGGCGGGCCTGCGTGAAGATGCGATCCGGTTGACAGTCTCCCCAGACGGCACGATCACACTGGCAGTCCAGCGCCCGGCAGATAATGACCGGGACGACTCTGGCTCATGGGATGATGCGTGATGGCCAAGCACGAGAAGCTGCCCAAGTATGTTTCGGCCTTCGTCGATAACCGGGGCAAGCGTCGGTATCGATTCCGCAAAGTTGGCTGCGTCGGCGGCTATTTCCTCGCACACCCGAACACCGTTGCGGGCAAGGCTGAATACGCGGTTTTTCTCTCCGGCGATGCAGGCAGCCCGGTTGAGTCGCGAAAGGTCGTTCCTGGGTCTGTGGATGCCTTGCTCGCGCTCTATTACGGCTCGACCGATTTTCGAGGGCGGGCAGCGGAGGTCAGTCTTGCGAAGCGCCGCGCGGTCCTTGAGGCGTTCAGGGATGAGCATGGCCACAGGTTGGTCAAGGAAGCCCGGTACGACAAGCTCGACAAGTATATCGCGAGCGTCCTCGCAGGGCATGTGGATGAAAAAGGCAAGCGCCACGGCGGGCCTTTCGCTGCGGAAACTGCGCGCAAGGCGCTAAGGGGCCTTTTCCGCTATGCGGTGAAGATCGGGTGGCGTCCGGACAATCCGATGGATCATGTCGGCTATAGGCCCGGTAAGACAGAAGGCTTCCATAGCTGGACCGAAGCGGAAATAGAGCGATACCGCGCACATTGGCCAATGGGCACGAAACAACGCCTTGCTCTCGAACTCATGCTCTGGACCGGCAAGCGACGCAGTGATCTCGTCACCCTTGGGCCGCAGCACGTTTCGGGCGGGCACATGGCGGGGCGCGACAAAAAGACCGGCAAGCGGTGGACGCTGCCCGTCGCCCCGCAACTGCAAGCCGCCATCGACGCCATGCCGGAGTCGTCGCACTTGTGCTTCGTCATGAGCAAGTGGGGTAGAGCCTATTCCGCCGCCAGCTTCGGCAATGTGTTCCGCGATTGGTGCGATGCCGCCGGGCTGCCGCACTGTTCCTCGCATGGGCTGCGCAAGGCTATCAGTCGCCGGATGGCTGAACTCGGAATCGGTAACGCGGGGATCAAGGCGGTTACGCTGCACAGCCGCGACGATGAGGTCGCAACGTACGTGGCGGGAGCCGATCAGAAGCGACTCGGCGAAGCCTCGATTCGCCAACTTTCGCAGTGGGAACTGTCTAGCGGGCTTCCCGATGCTAGACAAACAGATCAGAAAAAGGCTGAAAAATGATACACTTAGGAAGTGTAGTGGCTCCCCGAGTAGGTGAGCCAAAGTTTAGGAAAATCAATGAGGTAGACAATTCTACCGCCCCAAAAAGCGTGACGCAATCCCGTGCGCTACGCCGGTTGCTGTCTAGCATTTCCCCCACTCGCGCGAACGGAAAGGCCGCGTGATGGCTCTCCAAACAGGAACCCGCCAGCAGCGGAACCACGCTAAGGCGTTAGAGCGGCGCGCATGGAAGACCGGCAATTGGGGTGAGTGGCGGATGATACCATTGCCGCACGGCATTCCCGGCCATGGATGGCGCCGCGAGATCAGGCTAGCCCATGCGAATGACCTTTACGCGGTGATGGAACGGCCCGTCGAAACGCGATGGGGAACCGTGCGCCATCTGGCGATCAGGACGGCGAGCAATCTGGAACCGCCGTGGCGAGACAAGCAACGCATCAAAGATGAGTTGTTCGGACAGGACGCTGTTGCTGTCGAAGTGATGCCCCCGGCGGGCGAACTGATCGACGAAGCCGACATGTACCACATGTGGGTACTGCCGGAAGGCTTCGAGATGCCTTTCACGCTGGCAAGGCGGCCTGCTCTCGTGGAGGCCGCGTGATGGCTAAGGAGGAAGCGATGCGGTGTCAGTGCTGCGACAACCCGGCGCGGCATGGCGGTCTATTGCCGCCCGGCTCAAGCAGGAGAACCCCGATGCAGGATGATATAGAGGCGAGGCTGCTAGCGCGGGATGGGGCATTGAGGCGGGAATGCGAGCCTCTCAATTTGACGCCAGACCCCATCTACATGGACGCGGCTTCCACCATCGCGGCGCTGCGGGCCGAGGTCGAGAGGCTGCGGGAGGTGCGGGAAACTATCTGTCAGTGGCTTTTAAGCGACGGCGCAAGGCTAGACTACGAGGCGCAGCCAGAAGATGAACGCGGGCATCAATTCTGGTGGGCCGCCGATATGATCCGCTCCGGCGCAGCCCTGAAAGGCCAGCCATGACCTATGGCGACGCCATCCGCGCCCTCATAGCGCCCCAGCCCAAGCCCTAGTTGCGCCAACTTTGTTTCGGCAATCCTGCCCCGCCTTAACGCTATCAAGCACCCATAGTCCGGTCAGCTTGTCGCGTATCGCCTGAATGGCCTTGGCCACGTCGATGCTGGACCAGTCTTGCGGCGGCAGGACGGGCGCGACGGGTTCAGCCTGGCAGGACAGTAGTTCGACGGGCGGCTTGACGATGACGGGACGTTCCCGTGTGCATCCTGCCAGTGCGATAATCGCGGCGACGATGCCCAGCCAGATAGCGATTTCAGTTGCGGCGCGGCGGTGCATTGGTGTATTCTCCGATCATAGAACCCGGCCGGCCTCTCGATGTGAAAGGCTTGATCGACCGAGTAGTGAAGCACACTGTGCCGGGTCACTCCCCCCTCAGGCTGTCAAAGATCGCGGCAAGCGGATCGTCGCTTTGATCGCCTGCCTCTCTGGCCCGGTCAAAGCGTTCATCGCTCGCGGCTTCCGATGCCCTCAGGCTGGCGTTCGCGGCCCTCTCAGCGCCGATAGCGGCTTGACTGGCCTCGGCTTGCGCTTCGTGCCTGTCTTGCTCTACAGCGTCGTGCACGCGCGAGTTATGCCATAGCAGGAGCGCGCCCAAGGCAAGCGCCCCAATCAGGACGTAGTGAAAGCCGCGCGGTAGGCGCAGGAAGGCTTGTATGGCGGCGAAGATCATTGCTCAGGCTCCTTGTCGCCAATGGTCATTTCCAGCCCATCCTTGCCGATGCGGGCCTTGACTGCCCGGCTGACATTCTCGACGCCCGCGAAAATCTCCCGCGCGAAGTTAATCGCCAGCAACGACAGCGCGATGTAGAACAGGAACCCGGCTTCCCCGGCCAGAAGCCAGATAATCCAGCCCACGAAGCCAAGCCCGATCAGCGCCATTGCCGCGTTGACGGCAGAGCGCAGCGCCCGGCGCTCGTCAGGGTTGGAGAAGATCATGATGCGTACAACTCCGCTTCGGCGTCACGCCGCCTTACAAGGCCCGGGAGAACCCGGCCGGCCGCATATCGCCATCTGGAGAACTGCGCCTTGGCTCCGGCGTAATCGCCTTCGTTGTGCAAACGCAGCAGGGTGGAACGCCGCACGTTTTCAGCGCCCACGTTAAAAGCGAGGCTGACGAGAGCCGCAAACTGGTTGTCAGTGGCGACTTTCGCCATGTCTGCCACGGCCATTTCAAAGCGCGCCACGTCCTGCCGCAACAGGTCGTCGGCTTGCTCTCGCGTGATCGTCATGCCGGGTTTTACGTGCGGGCCGGTAGAGCCATATCCGATGGTCAGCACGCCTATCGGATCGCGGTAGGCCGTCAGTCTGCATCCCTCGAATTGCTTGATAAGATCAAGCCCCGCCGCGTTGATGGTCCGGATTGGCCCATCCCTCGGAATCCCGAAGTCATCGCAGATGCCGTCCAGAATAGTGATATGCGCCGGCTCGTCGAAGATGCCCGGCTTCGCCTTGCGGAAGGCGTCGAAGATCGCGGCCCGGCTCATTTACCAAGCCTCTCGGCCAGCGCCTGTAGATCAGCGGGGACAGGCAGCACGGGGAAGGCCCGGCGCAGCAAGTCGCGCAGGGTCATAGCACCAGCGCCTTGATGCCTGCCTTGAACAACACCCATCCCGCGACAAATGCCGTGGCGATTCCGCCAGCCCACTTGATGAAGCGGCCAACCGTGCCGACTGCTCGCCACCCGGTCGTCATTTCCTTAATGGTCGAAATGTCATCGCGGATCGGTTCAACGGTCTTTGTCAGGCTGTCCACGCTGGCAATCAGGGCATCAAGCTTGTTTTCAATCGCCATGAACCGGCCTTCCCCCTTGGCGAGGCGGTCATCTATATCTTCGTGAGAAACCACTCGCGCCCCCTATGCCGCGCCCACCGCTTCGATCACTTGCAGGCCGTTGGCTTCCAGCACCTCGGGAAAATGCCCGGTCAGATCATTCCGCACCGAGGCAATCAAGCCGTCCATGACGGCGGCGAAATCCTCTTCGGGATAGCCAGCGGCTGCAAGTTCCGAGGGCATCCCGCCCGCAAGCAGCGCCGAAAACGTCTCGCTGGCCCATGTGTGCAGGCCGTAGTGCGTGGCCGGTTCCGCGCCCGTTTTGGACAGCGGCACAGTGTAGGCCGGGGACCCCCAGCCCATGTAGAGCGAAAGCGTTTCTGCCTTGGCGTGGACGGCGGCGGGCACGATCAGGACCACAGACAGCATCTTAATAGGCCCCCGTCTTGGAGTTCATCCAGCTTTCCGCCTGCGCGATCTCGGTGGCAGTCGAGGCTGCGCCCCGAACGATTAGGCCGTAAAGTCGCCCGTTGAATGGCAGCGTCGTTCCGCCTCTCCGCCCGATGTAGAGTGCGTGGTTGCCAAAGTTGCCGCCGCCGAGGCCTGTGCCCGATCCACCACCGCCAGAGGTATTGGCCGCACCGTTGATCCGGGTCTGGATATTGGCTGACCTGCTCGCACCTGAAATATCAAGGTTGGCTGAGATTACGTTGGAGACAGGGGCTGTGAATGTCTGGTGCTGGTAATAAGTCGAGCCCGTCGCGCCGTTTAGGATGACGCCGTAGCTGGCCTGCCCGGCAAAATCTGGGCCGGACAGGCCAAACTTGCCGGCAGTCGCTGCGCTCGCATCTAGTTCTGCGATCATCCCGCGATCTGTATCGTTGAGCTTACGCACACCAGCGAACACGCTCATCTTGTTGGTGCCGGTGAAGTCGATGGCGCTCGTCACGAGGAAGTCGTCAGTACCATCGAATAGAATATAGTATCGACCGCCAGCATCCTGCTGCAAAAGCGGCCTAAGGCTCGTCGCGCCTGTTTGTAGCGCGTGGTTGCCAGCAACCTCCTTGATGGAAATGCTGGAAATCTTGGCACCAAGACCTCCACCACCCGCACGCGCTAGGAAGCTCGTACCGTCTGCCTTGTAGTAGAACCTACAGACCCCTGCGGCGAACACAGCGCTGCGAATACCAATACCGAGTGCCGAAAAGAAATCAGCGCGAAGACCTGTGATACCGGATACGGCCCCATCGTAGGCCGCGACGGTCATTTCGACCAGATACGACTTACCGCTGGTCAGTCCACCGAAGACGACGCTACCTATTCCACCGGCATCACTGCAAAATCGGTAAACTCCGGTTGAGACCCGCTCAGCATACCCGGCAGGGCCGGAAAACGTCACATTGGCATCGCTGAAAACCTCAACTCTTGTGCCAATCCTCTTGTCGAGCATCAACCCAACTGTCTGTCCCGCTCCTGAGACAGGCGTGACCCCTTGGTGATCCTGGAACATCGTCGTCAGGTCGCTGGGATCATACCAGACGCCTTGCCCACCAGAAGTGAACCAGGAAGCCGGGGAGAATCCACCCGCCCCGCGCAGGCCGAGGCCGAGGGAAAGCCCGATCATGTCATATCCTCGATATTGTTGGCGCAGTGATGGCGCGTGCCGGTAATGACCGCGAACACGAGGTCAATTGCCGCCTCTGCGATGATGTAGCCGCGCCGTCCCTGCGCTGCCTTGCGGCCCACGGCAGATGACGTGCTTTCGCCGCGCCGATTGCCGCCAAGCAGCGAGTTGAACCAGCGGGTCGTCATGGATAGGAGGTTGCGGGTATAGCTCACGGCCAACCCGCTCCGATGTCGATGGCGTCAAGCGCCGCGTGAGTTGCCGCCGCCTCGATGGCGTCCCGCAGCGCACGAGCAACCTCATGGACCGCCGCGACGTATTTCCCGACCGCCACGCCAAGGCCGATCATCTGATCCGCGTTCAGGGTCGCCACGCTGTTGTCCGCAAGCGTGAACGGCTCGCTGAAAGGAGCGCCAGCACCCTTCGCAATCAAGGCCATGGTGACGAGGCCGTTGATGTTCTGCTTGCTCTTGGCGTCAACCTGCACGCTTCCGAGCGGGGTTTGCGTGACCGCGCCGGGCGCGTCTGTCATGGCGTCTCTGTTCGCCTTCACCTGCTCCCAAAGCGCGGCCTTGCGAACCGCAATCGTCGGGCGGGTTTCGGCGGGCAGGGCGGCGATTTCTTCAGGCGTCAGTTCGCGGCCAAGCGCGCAGTCAAAAACCGGCATATTAAAGCTTCCCGTACAGAGTGAATGTCCCGGTAATATTACCGGGCGAAACGGAAATCCTCATCGCCTGCACGCCAGACGCCAAAGCCCATGACAGGACATTTATCGTTCCTGAGGTTAATGTTGGGGCTGCTCCGAGTGCGTCCTTGTAAACGCCAATAACATCACCTTGTGTGCCAGTGTATTTCGGGATCAGGAATGACCCTTTATTGGTGCCGGCGTTGTTACCCAGGATGTTTGCCGTCGATGTCCAACTTGATCCGTCGCTGGAAAGTTCGAGACGGAGTTGCTGCGCCGAATTGACATGCGAGGCGTCAAGCAAAAGGTCGCTGTAGATAGCCGGGATGCTGGTGAAGGTTAGTGGGCTTGCGGAGGCAGATACGGAATTGGTGGCGATCTGCGTGTAGCCGAGCGCGGTCCACCGTGTTGCACTTCCGCCGCTATCGAGTTGCAGGAACTTCGAGCCGTTGCCCGAGAATGACGGCAGCGTATCCCCGGCAATGCCGTTGATGCCGGACAGGTTGATGGTCCAGCTTGTTTTGGTGCCCGAACCACCGACGCGCTGGCTACCCAGTACCAGCGCGCCTGTCCCGCTGTTGTAGCTCGTGACCTGACAAAACATGTAGTTCGTGGTCGGTGCGGCGCTATCGGCGGCAATGACGTAATCGCCCGCCGCGTATGCCTTGCCGGTCTGGATTGTGAACGACTTGGAGCCGGTGCCAATGGCAACCGATGTGGTTGACGTGGCGCTGTAATAGCCGGTTGTCGCGTCAACGAGTTCCGTTGCATAAGTCGCAAACTCAGCCGGAAGCCCAGACATCCAGTCAACGAAGATGTCGGCGTTTGCAACAAACTGGTCGTTCGTGTCCGTAAGCCGGGAAGGCGTAGCGGATGGGCTGGTGATCGTCGGAATTGGCATTTACAGTCCCTCAAATTCGACGCTGAGTAATGAATAGGTCGGATAATCAACTTCAACGCGCCATTCCTTGAACAGCCCGTACAACGTGGTTGATGAGTATTCGATTGCACCGATCACAAGAACCGGCGTGGCCCGATAGGCGGATATTACGTTGAATGTCTGGTCAACCTTGTTCGCAGGAACGCGCATCGAGAAAGACCATTTCTTCGCAAAGCCGCGCTCGGCGATATAAGTGTTGCCGAAGTCGTCCGTGGTCTTGCGCGAATAGTCGATGATCCCGCCCGATGCCCCGTGATGGGTAAGGCCCGGCTCCCACGATTGCCCAACCACCATGTTGCCGACAGATACCGTTGCGGCGGTCGCAGTGACGGTCGCGGTGATCGAAGGCGTGCCGACGTTTGGTAGATCGTCGATTGTCTTGTCCGTCATGCGGACGACCGGCTCGAAGAAATAGGCGTACCAGTCGCCAACCCCCGCGTTGTCAACGAGGCTGAAGTCTTGATTGTAAACCTCCGTCGCGCCGTCCATGACCGTCACGTTCAGCGCCGAACCGGAGAGGTTGAGCAGCGCCAGTGTGTCCGCGCGGCCCGTTACATCAAGCGTGGCCTGAACTTCCTCGTACCATGAGGTTTGCGTGCCGTTCTTCTGATCGAACATGGCCCAGCGGTTCGTCGCGCCGAGTTCCAGCCACTTGGTCGTGTCGGTGAGCGCGTTGCCGGTGTTCGCGTTGGCAAGGCTCTGATAAAGCAGATGGTTCGTGGTATCCGAAACAACCGCGTCAATCGAATAGGCCGTGCCTGCGTTGTAAGCGAGATACGCCGTCCCGACCGCCACCCACCATAGCGGGGAGGATGCTGGCGCGTTGCCAGTGTTGCCCGCTTGCAGGCTCTGATAGATCGTCGCCGTGGTGCTGTTGACGCCGGAGAAAATGGACGCCTGCGCGCCCAGCGCGTAAGTCGTTCCGCCTGCGTAAGCAGCGGGCGGCGTTTCCACGACATTGCTGGTCAGGGTCGCCGTGGTAGCGGTGAAGGGCCGGACTATCTTCATGGGGCCACCGTCAGCGCGTTGTCGGTTTCGTTGCTGATCGAAACGGAATCGCCGCGATCCCAAGCCGCCATTTTGCGTTCCATCGAATTGAGAGCGATCATCATGCGCTCAAGTACCGTCTGCTGGTCGGCTTGCTGCGACTGCTGCGCCTGCTGTCCGCTCTGGACGGTGCTGGTCAGGCTATTCAGCCCCGCCGTGACCGTCTCGCCAATGACCGGCAGTTCCGCCGTGACCGTGGCGTTGTAGCGGTCGAGCGCCTGCGCCACCGTGACGACGTTGTCATTGACTTGCAGGATGCCGGCGACTTGCCTGTCCAGCGCGTCAAGCTGGCGCTGCGCCTGGCTCACCATGCCTTCGCTGTAGCCAATCGCGCTGTTGGAACCGGACATGACAGCGGCAAGGGCCTGCTGATAGTCCTTGAACGTGCCGGCATTGCGCGCGGCGTCGAGATAGGCGTTCGCGTCCCCGGTGAATGCGGAAAGCGCCCCCTCGTTGCCAAGGGAAGCCCCGCGCGACGTAGCGCCGAACCGATTGCGTGCCATCGCCAGAGAAGTCGCGGGATTGTTCGAGCCAAGCAGCCCGTCGCGGAACTCGCGGATGGTCTTGGCGAACTCGCTGAACTTCTCGATGGTGCCTTTGAGCGCGTTGCTCTCGCGCTCGTAGGCATCGGCAAGGACATTGCGCGCCGCAGCGATAGCGTCGGCGTGGGCACGCTGGGCCTTCGCCGCTTCCTCGTTCGCCTGCGCCAGTGCGTCCGCCGCTGCCTTGGCGTCCATTGCGTCGTAAATCTGCTGTTGGATCGCCTTGGAGACGGGGTCCGTCAGCGCAGCAAGAGCATCGGCCCGGCGCATCGCTTCCGCGCCTGCCGGGTCGAGAATGTCGGCAAGCTGGATTTCCAGCCCCCGGCGCTGCTCTGCGATCTTGGCGGCGGCTTCGCGGGCAGCGGTGAGTTCGGCCTCAGCCTTGGCGGCATCGGAAGCGGCCTTTTGCGCGTCCCATACCCGCTGCTGCAACTCGCGCAGCGCCGGATCAAGCGCGTTCAAGGCATCGACCTGCCGCAGCATTTCCGCCGTTGCCGGGTCATAGACTTCCGCCAACTGGATTTGCAAGTCGCGCTGCTTGCCGATGACATCGCGCAGACGGGCAGCGGCATCCTGTTCGGCCTGCTTAGCGGCCTGTGCGGCTTCCTCCTGCGCTTTCGTCGCGGCTTCCGTGGCTGCGGCCTGCTCCTTGAGCATTTGCAAATGGTCGTAGAGAAAGCGGTTGTTTTCATCCAAGGCATTGCGCTCGCGCTCGCGAATGGCAACTGTGTCGCCTAGCGCCTGGTCGATCTGTGCAAGCAGGGAATCGCGCTCGCTAATCATGGCGCGCTGCGCTTTCGTCGCGGCTTCCGTCGCGGCGGCTTGGTCTTTCAGGGCCTGCAAGTGATCGTACAGAAAGCGGTTATTCTCGTCCAAGGCATTGCGCTCGCGCTCGCGAATGGCAACTGTGTCGCCTAGCGCCTGGTCGATCTGTGCAAGCAGGGAATCGCGCTCGTCGGCAATGCGCTTCTGCACGGCGGCAGCTTCCTCGGCAGCACGGGCCAGTTCTGACGCGGCGTTGGCAGCGTCAAGCGCGGCGGCGGCTTCGTCTTCTAGCGCGTATTTGCGCTGTAGCATGGTGCGAAGGCTAGCGTCCGACGAATCCAGTTCAAGCTGCCTGGATGCCGCCAATGCTTGCGCCGTGTTGCCGGTAAGTTCCATGATCTGGATTTCGAGTTCGCGGGCAGGGCGGGCCTTCTCGAAGGCGTCCTTCGCTGCTTGCTCGGCAATCTCCACCCGCTTGCGGCCATAGAGTTCCTCGACTTCGGCCATGCCTTCGCCGGTTGCCGTGGCAATGCGGCGCAGTTCGGCAAAGGTCTTGTCCAGTTCGGACACGGCATAGCCGGTCGGGTCTTTCATGGATTGCAGCTCGCCGCGCACGCCTTGCAGCTTCATCACGTCGGCAAGGCGCTTTTCCACGTCACCCGATGACAGGTAGGTCTTGAAGCCTTCCGAGAGGCCCGCCAGCGCGCCGTCCCGAATGGCGTCCTGAATGGCTGCCTTGACCGCTTCCGCTTCGTCCTCGAACTTGAGGACGCCAGCGCCCTTGGTGCGGCCCTGTCCCGTAGGGTCCACGACGTATTTCTTTTTCCGCATTCCGACTGAGACGGAAGCATCGCCAAGCGCCACGCCGAGTTCGTCTGCCAGACTGCCAAGCGCGCCGATCAGGCTGTCCGCCATGCCGCCTGCGATGGCTTTCAGCTTGGACTTGTTGCCGGTGATAACGGTGTCCATCGCTTCGCCAGCGATGATAGAGACGGTTGCGGATGCCTTGGGTGTCTTCTTGAACAGCCCGCCGATGATCCCGCCGAGAATGCCACCGGCGATGGCACCCAGCGGGCCGGCAAAGTCGCCGAGGCCCGACATGACCTTTTCCAGCCCCTTGCTTAGGAACTTCTCGCCCAGTTTGCCGCCCAGTGCGCCGCCAATCGTACCGCCAAGGCCGCTGCCGCCGGTCGCCGCTGCGGCGTTCCCGCCAATCCCGGCCCCGGCCAGTATCTTGTCGAAGACGGTGCCGTTCTTGAATACAGCCTGCGTCCGATCAAGCACATCCGCCAGTTCGCGGATGACGCTGCCAACCCGGCCGCCGATGATGTCCGCGATCTGGTCGGCGGTATCGAGGGCGCGGGCGCGGTTCTTCTCGAACTCGCGGTTGGCGGCGTCGTCTTTTTCCTTGAAGTGTTTACTTACGCCGCTTTCAATCTTGATTGGCGTTTCCCAATCATTGCCCAGGAACTCCCTGATCTTCATCAGGCGCGCGAGTTCGTTCCCGGCTTCCCTGATAGCGGCGGCGAGTTCCTTCGTCGGCGCAACAGCGGCCTGTGCCGCGACTTCCATCCGGTGAATCTCAAGCGCCGACTTGTCGAAGCGCGCGATCTGTTCGTTCAGGTTTTCGAGATACCGCTTCGATGCATCGACGGCACGGTCATAAGCCTTTTCACTGTCAGAGATCGCCTTCACATGTTCACGAACCGCGCCAGTGTGTGCCTTGACTTTCGGGGTTGCCGCCTCGTGGGTCTTGGTGACTTTCGCCGAAGCCGCTTCCGCTTCATTGACTGCAACTTTGACTGCCGCTTGCGCTTCTGCGACTTCCCAATTCAATTCTTTCTGGCGCTTGAGGTCGGCGTACAGGAAAGCATCCGGCGCGGCCCCGGTGCGCTTGTTCATGGCCCGGCGCTGGTCGATCTTGATTTCCAGCGCGAGGCGTTCTTCTACCAGCTTGTTCAGGCCAATCTGTGATTGCGCGAGGCTCGCTGCTTCCCCAGCTTGCTGGCGTTGCTTTTCAATCAGGGATTGCAGCGCGGAGCGTGCCGTGTCGGCTGCGGAGGCAGTGTCAAACAGCTTGGCGATGAACGGCGCTAGGGCTGTCGCCGCCACCGTGATAGCAATGCCCCAAGGCCCACCAAGGAACGCCGCCAGCTTGCTTGTGCCGCCCGTCAGGAGTTGCACCGCGCCAAGCACCTGCCCGGACTGGCTGGCGAATATCTGCATGGGCTTTGCACCCATCGCATACATCGTTGCGATATCGCCAAGTTGATAGCCGAGTTGCTGCATCCCGGCTTTTTGCGCGCCAACCGATGACGCCGCCATCTGCGCATCCGCTGCCATCTTGCGAGCCGCCGCGCCCGCACCGTTGGTGCTGTTCGCCAGCTTTTCTGCCTCCATTGCCGCGCCGATTTGCTCCATGCGGAGTTTACCGGCTGCGCTGGACGCCTTGACCCACTCGCGCCCCATCCTGTCGGTCGCGCCCTCAGTTTTCTTCGCCGCGCTCTCCAGATTCCCCAGGTCGGAAACGCCGGATTTAACCGCCGTGCTGTCGATCTTGATTGCGAGGCTGGCGAGATCCGTCATTTGCGCGCCCCCGCCACGAACGCCGCGTCAATCTGCCGGATGGCGTCGACCCCCCATGCGTCCAGCCTGCGCCCCGTCACGCGCTGATAAGCGTCTATCTCCGAGAACGGGATGCGGCCCAAGGCCATGCCTACAGGAGTTGATGAGCGCAATTCACGGAACGCGCGCCAGACACCCGGGGCGGGGCAGGCCACGGCAAGGCGGGGATGCAGTTCCCCGCGCTTTTCCGAAATAGCCTGCAAGTGTTCCCGCACCGTTATTCCCTCAACCACCTTGTCCAACTCGAATTGATCCTGCGCGAACACCACGAGGCGTTCGGTCAGGTCTTGATAAAATTTCCCAAGTCATCGACCGCTTCATTCAACTGATCGCGCAGCCATATGAAACCGGGATTTGCGTAGAGTTCCTGCGCCGCCTCAGGCGAGAATAGCTTGCGTTCAGGGCCGAACGGAAAACCGTCAATTTCCTTGCCTTTGGCATCCCGCTCGAACCAGCGGACAGTCGCGGCTGCAAGAATTTCCGCAGCATTGCTCTTGTACTGCTCAATTGTTGGCGGCTCTTCGTCCTTGCCTTTGCGCTGAGAAGCGAACTGCTTGCGAAGCATCCTGTTCGCCTGGCGGTTCGCTACTTCCTGCACAGAGGGACTAGCCGTCGCCTTGTGAGCGATAAAAAGCCCCATCGGCTCCTTGGTGTCCGGGTGAAGCAACTCAAGTTCATGCACTGCCTCGGTAGCGGTATTGAGTGCGGCAAGGTCAAACATGGCTTTTCTCTCTGGTTGTCCCGCCCGGCGCAGAGAGGATCACCGGGCGGAACGGGTTAAGCGGGCCTCCCCCCGCTGTTCGGTCACGCGATGGTCGTGTCCTGCACACTGACAATCGCGTCGTTGTGTTCGGTGCCCGTGCCAGCGGATGCCGGGCGCTGCGCCGTGAACGAGTAGGAGCGGACAAGCTGCTTCTCGCCGTCATCGGTCGTGGCGGAGAAGAACTTGACTGCCGGGAGGCTGATGGCGATGGTGTCGGCGTCGTCCGTAGCGTCTTCGGCCATGACGATCACAACTTCGCGCGCCGCTTCATCGTCGAAGTAGCCAGCCAGCGTGTCGTCCTCGAACAGCGCCGTGAACGAGCCATCGACTGCAATGCGGCCCTTCTGCGTGTCAGGGCGCGAGTTCGAGCCAATGACCGCTTCGCCAAGCGAGACGTTGCCATTGATATTCAGCGTGAACGAGGTAACGCCGGTCTGCCGCACACCGTTGATGAACACCGCGAACCGGGCAGACGAAAGCACCGCAGTCGTGGTTTCCGCCGTTGGTGTGGTGAGAACCTGCGCGCCGGAACGGGTGGCAGGGGATAGCCCTACAAGCGGAATCTGCGCCGTGATGAGGCCGGTTGCTGGGGCGCTGATATTGAACGCCGTCGGCTGAACGTCCTTGTAAAGCTGCGAGCGGGTGAGGTCCGAAGACCAGTCCTCGAACGTCACGTACTTGTTCGTATGCCCGCTGGTCGGCGTCCATGTCTTCTTGCCGGTCACGGTGACAGTGCAAGAGGCAATCGGGCCTTCCGCCGTCAAGCTCTCGCTATTGAGCACATTGACCGTGAGAACCGTTGCCGTGACGTTCAGCACCACAAGGTTCTTGCCAACATTGTTGGCGTTCAGCGAGCCGCCCGTAAGCCGGATAACGTCGCCAACCTTGATGCCGCCTGTCAGGAAGTCGCCTGCCGCTCGCGTGACGGTATAGTTCAATCCACTTGCCGCGATGGTAAGCGAGAGCGACGAAATGGCCGAAGTCGCAGCCCAATCCTTGCGGAGCAGCCACTGCATGAAGTCGCCATACGTGGTGCAGGACAGTTCGCCGCTGATCGTGCCACTAGCCGAACCAACACCGTGCGTTGCGCCCGTCGATTGCTGGTGGCTGGCAATCTCGTTGGACGAATAGGTGTCCTTCGTCCCGTTCAGGTCGATGCCGGTGCGGCGCAGCAACTGCCCGCCCGAACCGCTCGCCGCCGTACCGAGTGCAGACTGGACTTTGTATGCCCAAGTACGTGTAATCCCCTGACCCACACTCATAAAAAGTCTCCTTGTGTGATATGGTTAGATGTGTTACACTCCAAGGCATAACCAGCATGGAGTTTAGAATGGACGAAGTTTGGCGTCCCGTTGTCGGCTTCGAGGAAAGTCATGAAGTCTCCAACCTGGGGCGCGTCAGATCCATTGCGCGAGCCATCACGCGACGGGCAAATAGATGGAGCGGGTTGGTTACCCATATTCACGCCCAGCGGATTCTCGGCCTTCGGCCCGAGCGCGGCGGATACCTGCGCTCCACCATCAGCCTTGATGGTCGCCAGAAGCAGTGTATGGTGCACCGCTTGGTGGCGAACGCGTTCCTTGATCCAGCGCCGACCGAAGAACACCAGATCAACCACAGGGATGGGAACAAGGCGAATAACCGCGCTGATAACCTTGAATGGGTCACGCGCGCGGAGAATATGAACCACGCTTATGCCAATGGCCTCAAGGTGCCGGTTAAAGGCTCCCGTCACGGACGGTCCAAGTTGACCGAAGAGCAAGTTGCGGAGATCAAAGCCCTCGGTGGCACACTTTCTCAACACCAGATCGCAAAGCGCTTTGGGGTTGGGCAGCCGCAAATTCACCGCATATTGAGCGGGAGGCGCTGGGCGCATTTGGATTAGCGCGTTCATGGTCTCACCAATTGAGAAAAGTATCTCACCTTAACCGTCTTGACGTACCAATCATCATCAGCACGACCGGGGCCGATTTCCGGCGTGCGTTCGATCAGGACCGAGACGCCGTCAGCAACGAAGGTTGCGCCGCGCGGGAAGGCATCGCGGATGGTTTCGGCGCGCGTCTCCGCGGAGCCCGGCCCAGCATCGAGCGGGTAAAACAGGTTCACTTGCAGATAGCCCCGCTCCATCCACCCGTTGCCCATTTCGGGGTTGTCAGGCTCGGCAGAGACGATGAATGCTGCCTGGTACGGCGTGCCTACTGTCGTCTCGAACTTCATGTTCTCGTAAGCCGTGGCGAACCCGGCGCTGATAGCCGCCAGTTGCGTTTCGAGGGCCTGTCGTACCGCCTTCATGGCAGCTTCGCCTTGGCGCTGATTACGGCGTCACGAACCGCCGTGTTGAACTCAAGCACAGTGCGGCCATAAACGCCGTAAGGAGCCTGCCTAGGCGTGGCTGTGCCGTCCTCGATGGCCCAAGCATAGGGCGTGTTATTCTGGATATAGTAGACGTGGCCTGCGGCTTGTTCCGGCACCTTGCCAAGGCTGGCTTCCACCGTGCCGCGTCCAGATGGATCAGGCCGGGCAATGACGCCGCTGAACCGGGCATCGACCGAAAGCACGTTGTTCGCGCGGTACTGCCCGCCGACATAGCCAATCGGCGGCGGCGACTTCCAGAACTTCGGATCGCCAACCGGCGAGCGTTCATCGACCTTGAACACAAGCGTCTCGATAGTGTCACGCACCACTTCATCGGCGCGCCCGCCCACTTTCTTGACCCATTCGCCAATCGCGGCTGAGAACTCGCCGCTCATGTCGCGCTCCTGATTGTCAGTTCGTACATGATCGCGAGACCGGCAGGCTCCAGCGGGGAAACCTCGGTGATGGTGTAAACCGCGCTGTTGGCGTCGGTGAGCGTGTCATCGACTTTAGGCTCGGTGAGCGCCGCGCCCGCACTGTTCAAACCGGACAGGTAGCAGAGCCGATCAGCAGCCGTGACGGCGGTGCCGCCCTGCTTGCGGATGCCTTGCCCGAACGGAAGGATCACCCCCTTTCCGGTTTGAGTGCTGGTCGTGATCGCAGCCGTGCCGGTTGCCGTGTTGTAGGCACCAGCGGCGCGCCGTGTGAGCGTCACGGCTTGGCCGTAGGCTGCGATCATGCGATCTGCGGAAAGGCGCTGCGCCGTCGTCATGCGCTTGCCCCCGATGCAAAAGCGTGGCACGCTGGCACAGGGCTAGACTGGCCAGTCGAAAGCGCGGCACTCCACCGCGTTGCCCCGCTGTTAAATGGAGCCGATAGGAGATCGGAATGGACACCGAGCAATTTCACGAAGCCGTTGAGGCTGCGGTAAAGAGCGCGATTCAGAATTGGTCCCCCCAGTGGGGTGACTTCCCGGAAGCGATCTACGAAACCTACAAGAAGGCAATTGCCGAAGCTCTTGCTACCGACGGTGAGCACTACTTTCGGTTTGCGGATGACGGCTCTATTGAACTGTCCATTCTGCCGCTCGGCGACAGCCATCATTTTGACGACCCGTGGTTTCATTGTCGCGCCAACATCGCGGATGAAGTCATTCAATACGCGGAAGATGGGGGAGGTGAGGGCGAGGCCGTGGCGAATGCCATAGCTGGCCTTGAAAGCGCCATCGCCCGTCTGAAGACGGAAGCCGCTTCCAAAGGGTGGGATTTGGCGCTCTAGTCTCATGCGCGCTCAAGGCGGGACATGCCGCCCCCCCTCAAATAGGGCGCAAGCGCGCGGTCAACCGCAACGTACTGCACCGACTGCGAAGCGTGCGGGCTGTATTCGGTTTCGAGCGGCCCTACCTTTTCGCGGATGGCAACGCGCTCCTGATCGGGCGCGAGGTCATCGGCCAAGGCGCGCAAGGCAAGGTCCGCGCAGGCGTTGGCGATGTCCGTAGGAACCGCGCTGCTGGCAACGTCGAAGCCATCGACAATCGCGCCGTAGCGCGGCCAGTCAAGCGCCTGGGCGCGAAGCAGCCGCGTGCCCTTCCATTGCTGCCGGTAGCGTTGCAGCATGAACTGTGTAGCCCGGCGCAGCGCGGATTCCTTGGCCGCGTCCGTGCCTGTCCAAGCCGTGTTGCCAAGGGCGGTATGGCGCGTGTCGGCAGCAGCTACAGTGA